CGAGATCACCGGCAACAAGGTTCCCGATAGCTGGCGGCCGAAACAGCCTCGCCACGACGATTACTGAGGGCCGCCGACTAGCCTTCCCGGCGCAGGCGCAGCCAGATTGTTCAGGATCACCGTAGCCATCCCTCTCTTCGCCGTGTCGCTCATAGCCTTGCTGTTTGCCACCGTCAGAAGGCGACCAGCCGACACCGGGTCTGTTTCCATCAGGCTCCGTCCGACGCGCTCGATAACGGCCGGCGGCATGCCCTTACCCTCGTTCAGCACCTTCGTCACAGCCTGAAGAGCGGCTGTCTTCCAATTGCCCTTGAACAGGTTCGTCAGCACGGCTGGATCGAAATTCCTGATTTCGTCCATGTCCGCGAGATTGTCGGCAGTCCGCGAGCCGCCGATCGCCTGATTGACCGTCTCGAACATCCTCTGTTCGCGCCCGACGCGGCGCCCGAGTTGATCGGCCTGCCCCGGCGCGGCAAATGCGGGAAACTCCTGCTGGAACTTCGGCGTGTTGAGCATCCTCGCCTTGTTCGTCGTCGGAGCGGCGGATGCACTTTCAATACGCGAGATCAGCGGATCCGCATAGCCGGCCCTGAATGCTCCCTGCTGGTCCGGCGTCATGCCATTGAAAGAGGCGATATTGTCGCCTGCCCTCGTTCTCCCCGATGTTGCAGCGCGCCCGGCGTCCACGGCATCGATGACGCCGCTCTGCCGCGCGAAGGTGTCGTTGGCATTGCGATACTCAGGCGATGCAGCCGCAAGGGCCCGATCAACCTGTCTCTGCACCTGCCCGAGAGCAAATGCCCGGTTGCCTGCGCCCTGCCCCTCGGCCCGCTGGATCATGTCATCCAGGTCAAGCTTCGCCCGGAACAAGGTATTGAAGTCCGTGACCTGCGAATTGCCATCCGACAGCATGCCGCGAACGCGGGCAAGAGCGCCCTCGATCGTGTCATAGCCGATGTTGTCACGCGGACTTGCTATGCGGTTTACGCCGGGTGAAAGCGTCTGGTCGATCGTATCGAGGATCGGGCTCACATTCACGGCGCCGGCTGCCTGGCGCGCCGCGCCATAATTCCGATTAGCGTCCGCAGTACGCGCAGCGGTAAGAGCGGTTGTGCGCTGCGCGGCTGTATCGGGGGCGCTAAAGCCCTCGGCAAGCGCGTTCGATAAGCGGTCACCCTGTCCCATCTGTCGACTTAGCAATTGATCAACGACCTCCTGCCTTGCACCGTTCGGCGTGCGTGCCACCGATGAAAGCATGCGCTGGCCGGAATGCCCGAGAGCATCGGCGACAGCGTAGCCGTCCTGACCGTCATCTGCCGCGAACTGCAGCATATCGGCGATCTGCCCGGGCGTCTTGCCGGATCGTTGCAGCGCGGCCCCGATGGCACGGTTGGCGGCAGGCTCCGGGTTGAGGCGAGACAGAACCGGCGCTGCTAGTGACTGGAGAAAGGAGCCGCCCCCAGCAACCACGTAGGGTGCCGCTGCACCTATGGCCAAGCCGGCGCCGCCGCCAACACCAGCGCCAGCCAAACGGTTCAAGAAACCATCCTGCCCACTGCCGAAGCCGTTGATGGCCCCAAGCGCAGCGCCTTCACCGGCGCTTGCCGCCGCGACACCACCAAGGCCAGCACCACGCGCAATTGCGTTGGCGGTCGGCGACAGTCCAGCCCGGGCCAGACCAGCGCCCATGCCGACAGCACCCGTCACGTTGCCGGCAATGTTCGCAACGGGATGCTCTGCGGCAACTGCGTTATCGCTGCCACGCGTATCCGACAAGGCCTGGTCGAATGTCTTCGGATCACGCCATGGCAGGATGTGAGAACCTGCATAGTCAGCCGCCGCACCGATCTCGTCGGCAAAGCCGGCCGTTACCGCATTGGTTATACCGCGCCCGAACGCGTCCAAGGTGCCAGCAGCACCGGGCTCGGAACCGGCCGACGACGCAGGCTGCTGGCTGGGCTGAGACTGGTCCGGCGGCGATGATGCGCCAAGCTGCCTGGAGATCTCCTCCACCGTCGAGTTCTGCTGGTCCGGCGTCAGGCTTTCAAAGCTGTCGTCAACCGTCACCCGCTTTCCGGCAATGTTCAGCACTGTCATTTTTCAATGCTCCACTGGACCCCGGAAGACGTGGTGCTGCCCGAAGGGGCGGATGGCTGCTCGATGGGTTGCTGACCTGCCTTCTGACGGGCGCGGTTGATCCCCTGCGCCACGATGTCACGAAGCTCCTGCAGAGCCTCCTGGTAGTCCTGCACGCTCTGCGCCGTGTTCAGGCGGCTCATCGCTGCTGTGGCCTTCGCGCCTTCAACTTCGGTGATCTGGCCGCTACCGCGAAGGGTATTGTATGCCTGGAGGAAGGCCTGACCATTGATCTGGTCCATCTTCGACTTGACGCGCTCGGAGTCGGCGCTGAGGTTCCATTTCCGGCTATTCACAGGACCGAGCATGTTCGGCAGATATGGATCTTTCGCCAGGCTATCGATCGTCGCAAGCATCTGGTTTCCTGCGCCTTCGACCTGCGGAAGCGCAGAGGTAGCTTCGGCCGTGTTCTTGCCTTCCGTACCGCCGACGGCCTTGTCGCGGGCCTCCTGCTGGTTCTGCTTCGGAATGCGCGATATTTCCTGGCCGCCGGGACCGAAGGTTACGAGCTCCGTTCCGGTATCGACCGTCCTGGTGTTGGGCGCCGCCGAGCCGCCCGGGCCGAAATCGAGATCCCTGCCGTTCCCGTCCTTGCTGAGCTGACGCTGATGAAGGTTGCCCTGTCCATCGTAATAAGGAACCGTCGTGCCGAAGAACTCCTTGTTGTCGCCGGCGGCGCCCGGAGGAGGCTCGATCCATTCGCTGGTATCGGCATTGTAGAAGCCACCTTTTCCGTTGCTGAGGATGTTCTTCTTGGCGCTCTCGAATTGCCCAAGGCTCTGGACCTCACCGGTCGACTGATTTGCTCGAGCGAGCGTGCCGTCGTCGAGCTTTACGAACGACCATGGCTGTGCCGTCTTGCCGGTCAACACCTGCTGCCAGAGCTGCAGGCCGACCTGCCGCGTATTCGGATCGCGAACCATCGCGGCGATCTGATCGTTTGTGACGTTCTGCCGGCTGGCGGGCTGTGCTGCCGCGATGACCGACGGTCCAGCGAGCGTCGTCGGCTGCTTGGCTGCGACCTGTTGCGGAGCGGCCTTTGGCTGCTGAGATGCTGCCGGCTGACCTTGATATGCCGTCGTAACCTGAGGATCAGTGTATGGACTTGCTGTTACGTCGCCCTGCGCCACCGGCTGCTGGCCTGTACTGACAAGTTGCGAGTCATCGGGAGGCGCGCTTAACGCAGCAATAAGCTCATATGGCCCATTAACTTCTTTCTCGGAAGAAAACCGCGAACTATCAAAAGCAGCCGGCGATTGCACTTGCGTGGGAAAATCACCTGTTTTAGCTAATGTCGGCTGCATCGCTGCTTGTGCTTGTGCGCGTTGTGTTTCAGTTTTAGGCGCGAAAGGCGTGTAATCGCCAATCTGGCTAGTCGCATCGGCTACTTGCGTCGGCTGCTTACCGAACTGTTGCGCGTAATAATTCTGCGTCAGTGCGGCACGTCGTGCAGCCTCGCCACCTGCCTGGTCGTAACCGGCGAACTTCCACGCGTTTGCCATGATCCCGGCAGCTTCCTGCGGGCTCCTGGCTTGATTGAGGCGCGTTATCAGCGTCGGGTCTTCCTGCAGGAAGAACTGCGCCTGTGTCGTCGGCGAGATGTTCGACGGATCTTCACCCTGTGCCTGCGCGAAATTCCGTAGGTTGGCCAGGCGTTCGTTGCGCCACGACAGGATGCCGCCGGCAGTACCGGCCTGACCGCTCTGTGATGGATCAGGCCAGGCAGCGTTCACCTTTGACGGGTCCCAAGAGCTTTCAGCCCTGCCCGTTGCTGCAACCGCTGCCAATCCGTATGGATTTGTCAGGCCACCGTTTCGCACAGTCCCGATGAAATCGCTCTGGATCTGATTGGGTGTCCCAACCGAAGTACCCTGCTGAGGTGCTGGGTTGCTGGCGGCCATCTGCTGCTTTGCCGCCGGCGCTGGGATTGTGTTCGGGGCACTCTGCTGGCCGAACAAGCGCTGCAGGAAGTTCGGCTGCTGCACAGGTGCTGCCTGACCGGTGATTGCCGGAATCACATTCTTCTCGAACGACTTGTTCTGCGCCGCGGTATCGATCGCGCTGCCAAGTGCGTTCTGAAATCCCCCAAGCCACGAGGTATCGACCTTCGGCAGCGGATCGAGCGGGATGTACAGGCTTTTGAGGTTTGCGACCATCAGAACAAGCCTCCGCTCAACGCCTTGGCACCAAGGCTCAAGCCACCACCGAGCAGGTTGCCGAGGAAGCTATCGCTCGCCGCCTGCTGCTGGTCCTTGACCTGGCCCGTCTGGGTATTGATGCCCATCTTGCCCTGCGTGACGGTGTTTTCGAGGCCGAGGCGGTTATCAGTACCGGTCTGGTAGAGACCAGCGAGAGACGTGTCCCCGGCCTGCTGGCCCTGCGCCGCGGTCAGACCCTGGCCCGACACGCCGTTGAGGCGATCGAGCCAGGAATTGTATTCCTGATCAGCGGTTCCCTGCCCAAACTGTGTCAGCGCGGTCAGCGTGTTTCCGGAGTTCAGCATGCCGGCGGCCGACGCACCGCGAAGTGCTGCCTGCGTGCCCTGATCGACTGCGAAATCATAACCAGGCGAGGTATGGAAGGCGGACGTCGCTGCAGCGTTCCCGTCGGCGCCGTTTAGCCCGAGCGCATCGGTGTACATGCCGAGCGCGTTCTTCCCAGCGTCGGCATAAGGCTGATATCCAGCAATCCCTGCGTTGATAGCGCTGGCACTCTTGCCCTCACCCGTGTCGATAATGTTGTTGCCGGTCGTGTCGAAGGTGTTCAGAAGACCGGTGTTCTGCTTCAGAGCCTTCAGCGTGTTGTTGCCGACGTCGCTGCCCGACAGGCTGCTCAAAAATCCCATTTACAGGCTCCCTGCATCGAGGCGGCGCTCAGCATCGCGCATATGATTGTCGAGCTGGCGCAAATATTGGTACCAGGCCACGGTCACGAGGCCGGTCTTGGGGTTGACCATCGGCGCGGTCGGCGTTGGTAGCGGCGGAAGTGGTTGAACGTTCGATGCCATCAGTGCGCCAGAGCCCCGCCATCCATCGTTCCGGACAAGATTGCGGCATATACCGGATCAGCGATATCGACACGCCAGACGCGCCCTGTCGGACCGGCCAAGCCGGTTCTGTTCACCGTGACGCGGGTGCGATGGTTTGCCAGCCTTCCCAAAGGACGCTGAACCGGGGTGCCGAAGGAGTTTCCGCCGTCATTCGACCAGGAAATCAGGCAGGAAGGGTTCATTTCGATTGGATCTTTGCCAGTCACGAGACCCTGGCCGACAATCAGGTCAAAATCTGCCCTCGGGATACTGGTCCGGTTTGGAAACGCAGCCGAAGGCAGCGAGATCACAGATTGGACCAGTTGATTATCGCCCTCATAGGGATAGTTCGGGTCGAGCATCCAGATATCGCCGGTCACTCGATCCCCGATGACCCAGCCGCCGAAGGCCTGAGCCGAGCAGACACCACGCCAGTGATTGTCCAGATAGCTCGCGCGCTCATGCCAAAAGCCGGTTGCCAGTTCATAGGTCCATGAGAAGTCTGGCCCGCTTACCGTCGCCCACTTATGGCCGCTCGTGACAGCAACCGTGACATCCAGCAGCGTCTTGTCGCTGACCGCTTCGATCAGCCGGTCGAGATCAGGCGTCGATATCTTGGTAGGCTGATAGCCGCCATCGAGACGATAGACCGCATTGTCGTCACCAACCCAGATCAGGCTCGGAAAGCCGTTCTCATTGCCGGCAATGGCGAATGTCGAGGCCAGACCGATCGGCGTGACAGATGCCCGCGAAAAGGGCGAGCCCGTCGCGTTGCCGGCGTTCTGCCAGAACTCGAATGCGTTCGGCCCGCACAGAATAAGCTGCTCGCCGAAGCATATGGCCCGATATATGCCGCCCGGATGACTTTCTGCTTTGCCGAAGTCGAGCGCGTTGATGGTGATATCGTTGATGGCAGAGACAAAGAACCGACCGTCGCGAAGGCCGAATACGAAGTAGCCATCGAGGAAGTCAACGGACTCCGCCTGCGGCAGATCGGCGTCGTTCAAGCTTGTCGGCGCGCTCGCCTGATGGACGACATAGGTGTCATTCTCCGTCGTGCAGAGAATATCCGGCGTTGGGGCCTTGTTGTTTCGTGCGAACGTTACCCGCTTCGTTCCCGGCAGCGAGCCGAGCGTCGTCACATTAAAGTTCGAACCGGCTTGATTGACGCGAACGAGCTCGCCGGCGAGCGCGACATACAGGTCACCGTTGAAATAATGGTAGCCGCGGCAGCCGACATGCGCAGTCGTGATTGCCCGCCTCAGTCCGGGGGCGCGACGACGTGCGAATTGTGCCCGCGCTCCAGTGTCCAACGGTTCGGCATAGCAATTGATCAATCGGCCTGAGCCTTCGCCGGGGCGAGCACCTGGCGCCGTGCTGGTCGGGAATACGATATCAGGCATCAGAAATAATCCACCGGAAGTGTCGAGCCGGGAACGTAGGTGGACTCCCTCATCTGGCGCAGCGTGCTTTCGGCGGCTGCGACAGAATCCGGATTGCGTGGCTGTCCGAACTTCGGTGCTGCCGTGTTTGCCAGCAGCGTTGCCAGCGGATCGACAAACTCATCCTCGAAATTCTGGTCGTCCTGAGCATAGAAGATCTGGCGTCGGTTCAACTCGGCAAGCTTGCCGTTGAGGATGCCGTCGATTTCAAGCATGTCTTCGGCGGTCGGCATCTGCCCGGTTCCGCCATCTGCCTGCAGAAGCTTGAGGGCCGCAACGATCAGATCTTGGCGTGTAGTCGTCATGTCGCGGCCCCGGTCTTACTTCACGTACTCGGCCTTGTCCTCATCGCTGAGGGCATTGAAGGCGTCCGCGTCTTCCTTGGTCAGTCCGGCTTTAACGACCGCGTCGCCCTGCATGACAGCGAATGAACCATCGGTCTGCTCGGATGCGATCAGAGGATCGTCTGACTTCGGCACCTGCTGCGGAGGCGCCGTCACCTTGGCAGGCTCTTTGTCGAGCACCTCGAAGAACGGGCTGCCGCGCAGAACGGCAATCACTTTGGGATCGGTGACTTCGGTCAGCCGCTTGGCGTGGAACTTGTGATTGAGCGTTTCCGTCTCATCGGGCGTTCCGGCCTCGGGGATGTATTTGACCTTGACCATTGCGCCCTCCTCAGTTCGCCGGGATGAAGGCGAGAAGTGCCTCGGCATCGCCAGTGGTGGCCCCACCGCCTGTAACATCGAGCGTGACGATGATGTCGGTGTCGACCGTCACCTTGTGTCCAACGGCGACGCCCATCGCGACGAAGCCGAGTGCGGTCAATGACAGGTTCAAGCCATATTTTGACACACCCGAGCCATCGCCGATCTGGACGCGGTTGTTGGTGGCGAAGTTGAACACCGTCTGCACGTCGACGCCGGAAAGCGCCGACAGGATGATCGAGCCAGCTGGAATGCGGAACTTCGTGGTCAGCACGCTATCGCTGAACTGAAGCCGCTTGCGGAAATACTGGACGTTCTGATAGCCGGCATCGCGCGCCGGAACCTGGTTATTGAGACCGACCATTGCCGTCTCCTTTCGTGTTCAGGGGAAGGAAAAAGGGCGGTCGAATGCCGCCCCTCGCTCATCACTGGTCAGACGCTGCTGCGACGAAGTGGGTCACAATGCCCCACTGCTTGAGGGCCGTGCCGTCCTGCGGATGCTTCTTGAACATCTTGCCGACACCATAGGCCATCTCGACACCGACGCCTTCGATGAAGCCGTAATCCGTCTCGGTGCGCTCGGTGTTCTTTGCCATCTGGCCCCATCCGAGAACGGCTGCCTGCTGGCCGCAGAGGAAACCAGGCTCGATGCGGATGTTGGTGTTGCCTGCCGTCAGCAGCGAGGTCCAGACGGTCGAAACAAACAGCGTGATCTCCGGCACCTTGCGGATGATAATGCCCTCGTAGAGCAGATCGCCATCCTGGAAGAGTGGATTGCTGTCCATGCCTTTGCCTTCACGGGCACGGGCATCCTTGTTCGCTGCCTTGATATCGGCGTCGTTCTGCAGATCACGGAACTCGTTCGAGCCGGCGAAGTAGACGTACCATTCATAACCGTCCACCGTCTTGAACGGTGTGATCTTCGGAACGGAGGTCTCCGCCATGCGCTTCGCCATGGTGATCGACGCCGCACTGCCCTTACCGGCCGCCGACGTGATGTTCGCCAGCGCGGTGGCGTGGGTGGCGTTGTAGTTGCCGATCGCGCCGCCATAGAGGATGCGGTCGGAATTGTCCGCATTCCAGGTGTTGCGCTGCGCCGCTGTCGCATTCTCATAGAGGACGCCATTGACGGTCTGGCCGTCGTCGCTTCCAAGGCCGGCTGGCGTGCCTTCGAGCGGGAGAGCCATGAATGCGGCAATCAGATCGTCACGCTGACGTTCCTTGCCCCAGTCAGAAAGCAGCGGCTTGGCCTGCCCAAAGGCGTTGGCCGAATCCTTCTGCTTCTCGCTCTTCTTCATGGTGACTGCGTTACGAGCCCAATCGATCCACAGCCGCATGCCGTAGTTGTCGATCTTGTCTTCGTTACCGACAAGCGTGCCGGAGCCCCTGCCCTTGCCACGCAGCTTGGTCACGAGCGGGATGTTCATCTGCTCGCCGCCGTCCTTCAGCTCCTGCTTGATGCGGATGATGGCGGTGAGCGCGGTGCCCATGTACGGGGAGAAGAGGTTCTCGCGAACGAACTCGCGATTGATCTCCTTCACGAACTGAATGAGCTTATTGTTGTCCTGTACCGTAGAAACGGCCATGGCCTATGTCCTTTCTAGCCGGGCGCCGCGCTTTGCGGTCACCGCGAGGTGGCGAAATTGAACAGCGCGCCATCGCTCATGTCGTTATCCGGGGCTTGGTTGCCGCCGGACGGCATACGACTGAGTGATGGGGCAAAGTTCGTGATGGGCTTGCCGTTATTCTGGGTGGATGGAGCGCCTGCGCGGATACGCTCAAGGACTTCAGCCTGCTTGGCCGGGTCAGAGAGCAACTGCTCTAGCTTCGACTGAAACCACTTCTCCGGATCGTCGCCGACGGTGCTGATGGCCTGCTGTTGCTGATGCCACTTCACCAGATTGTTGAACGGGTTGCCGGATGCCGTGATCTGCTGATGCAGCATGCGACCTGCAGGCGTGCCAAAGATCGCTTCCGCCGCCTTCTTCGCGGCTTCGACCTTCTCGGCACCATGAACAGTCGATGCCCGCGATTCCCAAAG